GGTCGGCCTGGAAGCTCGGCAGCGCGTCACGCAGCGGGCGCTCGGCCGTCGCCCAGGTGGGCACGGCGTAGTCGACATTCACCGGCAGGCAGACGCCACCGGAGGCGGTCAGGCCGAGCATGCGGTCGAGCACGCCACCGGAACCGTTCGCAGCGATGGCACCGATTGAGCAGACAGCTTCGATCTTCTCGGTGTTCGTCTCCGCGTCAGAGGTGAGGCGGCGCTCGGCCGGGTACTGGTCGGCCCAGTTCGCCCGCACGATACGGTGCGAGCCGGTCGGCTGGCCGTGGCGGTCGAGCGAGTTCAGCTTGTCGATCATGGCCTCGGCGAGAGCGCGCCGGCTCGGGATCTCCTGGCCTGCCGCGTAATCGCCCAGCCCTGCCGCCGCGGTGATTGACACGCGCGGGCGGGCGGGAACAGCGGGGCGGCGCTCGGGTGAGACGAACCCAGGAGTCCCGCGGGTGGCGGACATGGCAGCCGCACGACCTGCCGGTGCTCCGCGTGGCGCGGGCCGTGCGTTGGCAGCGAGTGCCGCGGGTGCGGCCGCCGACGCGTCGGGCATGGGCGGAGGCGGTGGCGCGGGTGCTCCGTCGCCTCCCGCGTTGTCGGGGCCTCCCGCGGGTGCCGGTGCCGCCACGTCTGAGTTGCCGACCAGCTTCTCGCCGCACTGGTCGCAGTACGACGCGTCGGGCTCGTTCATGAGCTGGCACTTCGGGCACTGCACCGTCTCGTCGGGCTGTGGCACGTACGGCGCGGGCTCGAACCCTGCCGCGGCGATCGCCTCGACCGGCTCCTCGGGCTCCTCCGGTGCCTCGGGCTCCTCCGGCTCGGGCGTCTCGGCGGTCACCGGCTCGGGTGCCTCCTCAGACTCCTCGGCGCGAAGTGCGGCCATCTGGTCGCGGAGCGCCTGGGCCTGGCTAGCCTGCTCGGCGAGCTTCTGCTCGCGGGCCTTCGCCTCGGCCTTGGCCTCGTTGGCGACGGTGACCAGCTCGCCCATGACGGCGATCTGCTCGACGGTCGGGTTGGCCTTGTCGTTCGCCGTCCAGACCTGGTCTATGAGCTTGTTCAGCTCCTCCAGTTCCTGGGACGACAACTCGGCGAGTCGGCCCTGCAGTTCCCGAATCCGCTCTAGCTTTTCCATCTATCGGCTCCTATTCGCAGGACATGAGATCCATGCGACCCGGTGGAGTGCTAGGCACTCGACACCTCAGAGCCGACTAGGCGGCCGTTGGTCTACGTGACGCGCAGTATTGCCTGTCATGAAATCCATTGCAAGCATGGTCGCCCTGACCTGCGTAATCGCGGGGCTATCGCTTGCGCCCGCACCGCTTACAAGCCCAAGCGTCTCCCTCTCCCTCTGGCCACCACGTGTGGCCGTTCCAGATGCAGGGGTAGCGGCGCAGGAGTGCTCGAATGCGCCTGATCACTCGGCGCGTGCGGCGGCGAACTGCGTCCGCAGCCCGTCGGCGGCAAGCGGGAGCAGCGGGGCCATGGCGCGTTCAAGTTGGGTGAGCCGGTCCCTGTCTGTCGCCGCGGGCTTGGCGTAGCACGGCACACCTGCCGCGACGAGGGACTGTACGCGCCCGTCTCTGAGCGTCGCCTTCGGCTGCGGGAACCCGGCCGTGTTGACCCCGTGGCCCGCGATCAGCTCGTCGCTCGTGCCCCACGGCCGCCAGTCGCCCGAGAGTGGCGTGGAACGCAGCGTGTAGACCTGCGCGTCGCTCGCCTCGGGGTGGATCGCACCCGCCACCCAGATCCCGTACTCGTCCTCGCCGGCGCGCACGTTCGCGACGCGCGTCGCCGAGTTGTCGTAGTGAGCCTGCGCGGCGGCAAGGCTCATGTGCAGGTTGGCGTGTGAGCCGTCCACCGTGAGCGGTCCCGTGTCGACGATCGTCCCTTCGGCGGTGAGCACCGAGCCGGAGTGGAAGAGGGCATAGCCGGTCTTTGAGTGCGGGGCCGTGATACAGCGGCCGCGCTGGAGGTAGTCGGTGTGGCAGACGCCCCACGTCGCGAGGTGACCGAACACGCGGCCGTCGGCGGTGACGGTGATCGGGCAGGAGTACTTGCCGGTCGGGCGCCCCGTCTTCTGGTCGACCAGCTCGACAAGGCGCGGGTCGCCGTTCGTGAACGCCGGGTCCTGGAACCACGCCGTCGGCGGAGCGAGCGGACCACCCGCGGCGACAAGGGCCGGGGTCGTTCCCTCTGCGCACGGCTCGCACGTCTCGGCGTTGGCAATGCGGTAGGCCATGCCTGCCTGCGCCGCGGTCGGGGTCATGGTCGGTGCCGTCTCGGGTGCCTCGGTGCCGAGCACTATGTAGCAGGAGGGGAAGGCCGGCATAGGACAGCAGGTCAGGGCCGCTATTTTTCCACTCGTCAGCGTTTCTATGACGTCCATGTCCTCGAGGAACTCGTCGTCCTCGCCGATCCCGTCCTCAGTGACGCTGATCTCTGACTCGACGTCCACCACGTCAGCCGAGACGCCGACGCGGCCCATTTGCCCGATTATCTCAGCCCACTCGAGCCCGTGCTCGGTCGTCAGCAGGACCCCGCCCGCCTGGATGATGTTGGCATTGTCCGCCGAGCGCCGTATGTAGTCGATGCGGCCGATGATGTAGGCGGGGTCGTTGGCGCTCATGCCGCTCGGGTCATGGGCCGACGTCTTTAGGCCCATGAGCGGGAGCGGGCAGGGCAGCCAGTCGAGAGCGCCAGGGGTGATCTGGCGGCCGTCGCCCGTCGGAATGCCTTCGACTATGGCGACAGGGATCGTGAACGCGGGGCCTTCGATCTCGCCAGGTGCCAGTCCCTCGTCCTGGAACGACGCCGACGCGCCGATAGCACCGGGAGCCATGGGCGCGCTCGCCCCGCCACCTTCGCCCTCTGCCAACTCGGGCGCGTCCCCGCTGTCGAGCCCTGCGTCACCTTCCACCGGTCCGGGCAGCACCGTCGCGGCTCCGCCTGACGCGCCGTCCCCGTCGTCGCTGGTCTGCAGCGAGTCGCCTGCGACGGCCAGGGCTGTGCAGGTACAGCCTGCCGTGCCGCACGCGCCCGTCATGTCGCCGAGCGGTGCGTCACCGTGCGCGCTCGCCGGGTGCTCACAGCCCGCGTTCTGGCAGGTGTCGGACGGGTCGATGCCGACGTCGTTGTCCTGCGCCAGCGGAGGCGCGGCCGCAGCCAGGGGATCCGTAGCAGACGAACTGTCGCCCTTCAGACTGCCGTCCGCGTTCCAGTTGTCGGGCAGGAGGGACGAGCACCCGAGGGACTTTGCCCTGGTCGCAATGTGCTTGCGAATCGCATTGTGGCTGCCCGAGCCACGGCCCACGGCCTTGATCGCCGTAGCAACGGAGTTCTCGCCGTCGCAGGTAGTGATCGGGTAGCTGTTCCCCGTGAGGATGCCGTCGGCCAACACGAACCGGTGCAGTACCGGGACGACGGCGCAGAACACTTCTTCGATCCGGTCGGTCGCCCATACGGCTACGACCCGCCAGCATTGGATAGGCTCTGACCTATGCGCCCTGCCGGTCAACCCATTGAGTATGTCGGTCCCATCGTCTGCCGGGTCTGCCAGGTCGAGCGTCCCCACACGGACTTTCCTGCTCGCAACCGCTACCGCCGAACCGATTGTAAGTTCTGTATCCGGGACCGGGCGCGTCGCAGCGCGGACAAGGTTGTCGTAGGCGATGCCCGCTGGCTCACCCGCCGAGAAGGGATTCTCCGGCGGAAGTACGGCATCGGGAATGCTGAGTTCACCGCTCTCGTGGGCAGCCAGGGCGGCTTGTGCGCTCTCTGCCACCGTAAGCCCGCAGCCCGAAGGCGCAACACCCGAACAGGTCGTGAGTGGACGGCGCTCATGGTCGATCACGACCACGCCACCGGGCGTGTCCGGGGTCTGCTCTGCCACCGCTGCAACTCCATGATTGGCTGGGCCGAGGAGGTTGGCATTCCTGCGGTCCTGGCGTACCTCGGGCACGAGGCAGCCTGAGTCCAGGTCATCGGTCTCCACAATCCGGCCGTCGCCCAAGTACCAGCGATGCCGAGCCGTGGCAAACACGGTGCGCTCCCGGTCGCCGCTGCGCAGCACGACGGCTCGCAGCGCCTTGACGCCGAAGGACTGAACCTCAGCTCGCCGCCAGCCCTGGTCGGTGAGCACGGTGCAGGCTCCGACCATTGATCCGATCGTTCGCGGCCCATCGGGCGTGGTCACCATCGTCTCGGCACTCAGGCACCCGTCTGGCATGGCCGCACCGCTGGACGCGGCCTTATCCCGTTCCTCCTGGCTGATCAGCGCCCACCCTGGCACGTCGCCAAGCACGAGCGTCGCGTCCGCGGTGGCCTGGGCGTAGGAGTGACGGAGCTGGTGGGCCATGGGCGTATCGCCTCCGTCGACGCAGCAGTGCCCGTCCTCCGCGCGGTGCTCGGCCGCGGTTCGCCCTGAGCCGTCACAGCACATGAGCGGGTCCTGATCCGGCATGGGTGCAAGCGGTCCCGCGGCGACCATGGGCCTGCCTGCGAAGAACTCGGCGATCAGCTCGTCACGCGTCCTGGGTATCGGCATGTCAGTCTCCTTCTCGATCTTTCGCTGCGTCCACGTCAGTCCCCTCCGCCGTCTGAACCGTCCGAACCGCTGCCCTGACTACTCAAACTCCAGGTCTGGACGAAGTCGCAAGAATCGCCGGCGTGATCTCCACAAAAAAAGAAATTGGTGTCAGGAAAGTCACCGTCGTTGGCGAGTACAGGATCGTCCCAACTCGTGAACTCCACGTCGTCAAGATCCTCGTGTGGCTCGAACGGGTGAAGAGCGCCGCCGTGAACCCACGTGTACGAGACCACTTCTCCGCCACTGTCCCCGATCAGTCCCGAGACGATATCGCCCGACCCGATCTGGCCGACGGGCACGAGCACCGACGTCGAAGGACCACCCGCCGTCTCGATCGTCTGCAACGTGGCCGTCAACGTGGCGCCAGTCGGGTCCATGGCCACTTCCTCGGCGGTCGGGTGCGCTGCGCCGCCTGCCACCGCCAGCGCCGCGCGGAGCAGACCTGCGGGTACCACCGTGGTCGGGTCGATCGTCAGCATGGTCGCCGGGTCCGCCACTCCGCCCGGCGCGTAGAGCAGCTTCTCCGCCAGCGCCGTCAGCCCGCGTGCGAGCACGGCCCAGGACGCGTCGAGTGCGTCGGACATGGACTGGCTCGCCGCTTCGACTGCGGGGTCGTCTGCTGTCTGGCCGGTGATCTTGGTCGCCGTGCGTAGTGCCTGGGCCTGGCTGGCTGCTACCCACGAGCGGTACGACTCGCGCAGGTCCGACCAGTCTGAGCCGACGAGATCAGAGGGCGTGAGGCCCATGGCGGCGACGAGCGGTTCGCCGAGCGTGGCGGCGACGAGGGCTGCAGGTGTGTCCTTCACGCGGGTTGCGACGGGCTTGTTGGACCGCACCTGGGTGCGAAGGCGCGCGCCGGCACGCTCCAGTGCACGGACCATGGACGCGCAGGCCGCCGCGTGCAGTCGGGAGCGCAGGATCACGTCGAGGCTGGAGAGCTTGCGCGAGAGGGTGACGTACTTGGCCGGGACCCTGGCCGCGAACGACTCCGGCTCTGTCGAGGTCGGCGCGGTGGTCGGCGGTCCGGCGGGCGGCGGGCCTGTCACGGCGGGCGGTGCCGGGTTCGGCGGTGACGAGGGAATGTTCGGGCGCGGCTGTGTCCCCTCCGGCGGTGCGGGTGGTCCCGGCTCGTCGGTCGCCTCGGGCGGTGGGAGTTCAGCGGGTACGGGCGCCTCAGGTGGCGGCGGGACGTCGACCTCACCGGCCTTGATGCCAGGGAACGTACCGGCGGCCAGGATCGGCGGGAACGAGAGCGACGGATCGAGACGCGCCAGAATGGCAAGCAGGGCATTCGGCGGGTAGGTGCGGGCAGCGGACACGGCGCGGGTGACGGTTTCGACCGGGCTCGGTTTGTCGTCCTCAGTGAAGCCACACGCCGAACGCAGCGTCTCGCCTGACAGTTCGCGGAGGTTGTAAAGAGCGAGCGCGTCCTGCGTTCGGTCAGGGTGCGTGACCAGCTCGGTCGGGTCGTACCAGACACTGATCCGACGCCACCACCATTCGAGAACCCCGTCGCTCTGCAACCACGGACGGAGATAGCCCACGGAAAGGGCGTCTACCTGCTTTATCGTCCCCGGTTCGAGGTGGTACCGCCAAGTCGAATCATCGACCTGCCACAGGCTCCAGTGATTAGCGTCTGTCTCCCCGAGGATGATCGACTTCGGAAGATCCAGTCCCGTCGCTATGCGCCCAATCGCCTCGGCCCGTTGAGCTGAAGCAACCTCGTCGCCTGGCCGCTGGAGGTAGAGGTGACTGATCGCCTTGAGCGAGTCAGAGTTGCCGCGGAGCACGATCGGCACGACGGCCGACGCGACACCCTCGTCTGCGATCGGCGTCATCATGGCTTCGGTGATCTGGGCTATGAAGTCGTCCGCCTCGGGGTCCTCGTTGTCCTCTGACCAGCCTGCGACCTCAATGTCGTCGGGGATCAGCAGGAACCCGTTGCCTGCCGAACGCGAACGGCCCGTCGCTCGGATCTGACGCGAGAGGATCGCCAGCTCCTCGGCCGAATCGAGCAGCGGGCGCATGGCCGAGTCGGCAAGCAGGCGGTAGCGCGGGTGCGGGATCCACAGGCGTGAGATGAACGTCGTCTCCTCGGGGAGGTCGATCCAACCGAACGTGCCCGCCGGGTCAAGCGGGGCCTCGCGCAGTTTGTACGTGTCGTCAAAGGGGACGATCTCGTCCATGGAGCGGATCGTCCACTCCTCATATCCGGTACCGGGGTTCTGCATGCCGAGCATGTAGGCCTCGCCAGTGATCCCAAAGTTGATCGCCAGGTTCTCCATGAGCGAGGCAAGCGCCAGTCGCCCGACGCCGAGCGCGTCCATGGCACTCTGGGCCGAGTCGAGCACCTCGGGTGGGACACCGGGAATGTCCTTCAGTGGGACCGGCATGCCGTCCGGGTCGTCCGGGTGAGGCATGGCCGGGAACAGGCGCATGCGCGAGGCGCAGTTGCCGAGAAAGTGCATGGCGAAGCGGATTTCCGGCGTGGTATCGGCGTAGTCGTACGCCGTTTCCTGCCAGCCCTGCCGCAGCATGCGCACCCGCCGCGCCTCCAGCTTGTCGGCGAGATCGAGCCGTTGCGCCGACGCGGTGAGCACGCGGATCCGCGAATGCCGGAGGTCCTTTGGCACGTTTGCCGGCGGCTCTGGCGGTGGACGACGGAAGAACCCGCGGCGCGGCTGAGACTTCGGGAGCGCGGCCACTAACACTCCCGCCAGACGTGGCCCTCGTCCAGGAAGCCATGAAAGTAGGCGCCCTCAGGGTCACCCTGGCCGCAGAGGATCGACGCCCTGATCTCGAGCGACCCGTCAGGGCACTCGCGGAAGGTCCACGGCGGCTCGCTCACGCGGTGAAGGCCGTTCATGCGCTTGGCAGCGAACGCCGCCCGCATGCCTACCGGGTCAGCCTTCACCTCTGCGAGTATGTCCTCGATCTCGTCGGAGTAGTGGGCGAAGGGCGCCAGAGGATCGGCGGTCGGGAGCAGGAACCAGACAGCGGTGCCGATCTTCGCGTCGGCTGCGTTCACCTCGTCCACCGGTCCGCAGTAGTCGCCCGGACGCTCTATGTCGTCAATCGTCGCGACACGACGGCCGATCAGCAGGTGCGTCGTCACAGGAACGTCTGCCCGAGCATGCCTGCCACGGCACCGAAGGCGAACACGAGCGCCGGGTAGACCCACTGTCGCGGCCAGAGCAGGGTCGCCGTCAGTACGGCAGCGGACAGCCACATGCCAACACACCACGGACAGCCCAGGAAATCTGACGCCTTAAGGCCCATGCGGCGGGTCGCCCAGCCCCGCGGGCGGTCAAAAAGGGTGTCGGCGGTCACCAAACGTGTCAGTCGAAAAGACGCGAGGCTGTCAACGAGCAGCCAGAGCGCCGGGCTCAGCCGGGTCACAATCGACTTAGCATAAGCCCGCCAGCACCCCTGACCGCGGTTTACCAGGCGACGGGCGGTGGCAAGGCGCGCAGAACGCTGTGACAGCCGCAACCGCGGCCCCGCGAAAGGTGGATCGTCCCGCCCTCCACTTCGACGCTGAGGTGGGAGCCGAGCGAGCCGCGGTTGCGCTCCACCTGCTCGGTCACCGGTTCGTTTAAGAGCACGTCAGGACGCCCGCCGACCTCCCGCCAAACGAGGATCCGCTCCGTGGTGACGAACGCCCGGCAGCCCGTGGCGAAGGTTCCGTCGCGGCTGTCCAGCACCTCCACGGGGAACGCGTCCCTTGCCAACCGCTCGCGGGTGTCGGTCGCCTCCATGAGCGAAAAGGCTAGCCGCGACCAGGTTCGCGGCGGTGGAGGCTACATGTGCCCTCTCGGATAGGCGACGCGCAGCTCCACCCCGCACAACTGGCACCGATTCCCCATGCGTCGCCTGATCGGGTGGAGACAGGCCCTCGTCGGCAGGTTATTGGACCGCGTGCGCTCGGGGTTCGGCTCGTCGGTGTCGGTGACTACGACGGGTCGCGGTGGGCTCCAGCGCTCAAGAGCAGCAGTAACCACGGTTCGCAACCACGTTGAGCGGTCGACGCCTTCGGTCTCGGCGGCCTCGTCTAGCTGGTCCTTCAACTCCGGCGAGACGCGAAATTGCACCATGGGCTGACTCACGGACGCAGCCAGCGGAGGAGTCGCTTGACCTCGCCAATGATCACGCGCCCAAAGTCGGCGAGGGCGTTACGGGCTGCGACCCTCTGCTCGGCAAGGGTGCTCACGGCCAGACCTCAAGAGCCTTGTCTGCTCGAACGTAGAGAGGGTGACGCGGCGAACCGTCCTTGGTCTTGCCGAGACAGCGGAGCGGCTTGCTTTGGCCCCAGGTGATGAGCACAACGTCGCTGGCAGGGCGGGCCGTAGCCGAAGGGTGCCAGGAACCCCAGGCCGCCACGACGAGTTTCGCCTCGGTAATGGCATCGATGATATGGCGGACGTTCGTCGGACCCTCGGCCTCGGCGTCACAGACTCGCAGGAGAATGCCCGGATCAGGCCCACGCAAAGCAAAGAGGTTGACGACGAGCAGACGGGCGAACCCCCACCGCAGGGCGAACCCTTTACAACGGCGGATGGTGGCGTCGTCCGTCTCTGCGTCAGCCGTCGACGGGTTGAGCATGACAAAGGTCACCGTGCCGTCGCCACCAAGGCAGCCAGTGTCTCGGGTCAGTAGATAGCGATAGCGGCCGTCGGCAGAGAGAACGGCAAGGGGCTGACTCACGACCTGTCGAGCCTGTTCGCCTTGCGCATGTGCTCCAGGAGCTTGCGTGACCGATTCGTTCGGCGCTCAGCCCACCCGCCGAGCTGCATGCCAACAAAGTAAGCAACGACGAAGCCCCAGAGCGCCCAGCCGAGACTCATGATCGCCCCGGCCAGTGCGCGAGCACTCCCAGGCAGGTCATGCCGATCGCGAGCAGAGCGCCGAGGACAACGAACGCGACGAGCCCATGCGCGTCAACGACTATGCCAAGACCGAGCACAACGCCGGTCACCACGGCCAGAAAGAACTTGCCCTGTTCGGTCATAGCCAGACCTGACGCCACAATCGAAGCGGCGGAGGGAATGACTTGTGCTGCCAACACCCGCCGAACCGACGTACGCGTCTCTTGCAGCGACGCCGGCGCGTGGTAGGGCGGCCGCAGGTCACGCTGGAATCTCGATTGGTTCGTCCCTGCCACCAGCAATCGGGCAGGGCCACGGGACATGGCAAACGTCGCAGACGATCATGGGGTAGCCCACCCACTCCTCGCTCGGCTCGTGCTCGATCGCGACAAGGCCAGAGAAGGGGCACGAGTCCCGCGTCTCGGTGATCCATGAGTGACGCCGCGCCTCCGCTCGCCAAGCCCTGACGGCGAGGGCCTTCGCCTCGCGGACGTTCTTCGCCTCGCCTGACCACCAATCACGCGTCGGCTCGTAGCGCGTCCCGAACTCGAACACGTCGGCGGGGTAGTCAAAGACCGGCGACAGGACCTCGAAGTACCTCACGACGCGACATCCTCGAAGAGCGCCCGCACTCGATCAGCAACGGTCCACGTGTCGACACGGAGTGTGACGGCACCCTCGGCAATAACCCAGATTCCGGGCGCGTCGGCGAGGGTCCACTCCGGGAGTGCCTTGGTCAACGCCGCGGGAAACGTCGGGCGCTGGTTGGCATTGTTCAGCAACCGCGCTACGTCGGCGAGAACGGCTAGGCGAAAGGTCTCGTCTACCGTGAACATGCGCTGGGTACCGCTGCCCTGCCCGCGGCGGAGGCGGAGTCCGAGGTAGCCAGCGCGGCACCAGTAGTCGACCTGCCGGAAGCTCACGCCGAACTGAGCACAGAGCCAAGACGAGCGGCCAGGCCACGAACGAGGCGGAACTACCGTCGTCGGGCTCACGACGCCACCTGACGCGCTGTAGCCGCTTCAGCCGCGACCGCGCAGGCGAGTCGGTGCCGACGCTCGGCGGGTGTACCTGCCGCAGACAGGGCGCGCTGTAGGAGGGCTGAAGTGGTCTGACGGTGGGTAAGCGCGGCGACCGCGGACTCGGCCTGGTCTATGTCGGCCACGGTCGCGCCGGCGTTCACGAGCTGGCGGAGGCTCGGCGCCCGTTCCATGACGCACAGTTTATCCACCGGCTGTGCCCTTGCTTCGGCAATCGCCGTCCTCGCAGGCGCCCGACGGCGTGTCTGGGCCGCGGCGAGCGCCACCTTGTCCCAGCAGGCTCGGCACGCATGTACTGGCCACACCAAGCAATAGCCGTTATACGCCTCGTCGGAGGTTGGGCCTGGGAACGGTCCACTGAACAGAGGACGCCCGTCGATCCAATCGATCTGGTCAATGACGACACCAACCTCAGCGAACGCCTTCCTCGCCCGGTCCTCGATTACCGCCTGCTGTTCTGGATCGTAAATCCTCATGGCTCAGTCGTCGCGGCGTCAACAATCGGTGGGTCTTCGTCAAGCGCGGGCTGCTCGTGGAACTGGACGCCGCTTTTGTCGCAGTGGTTGCCAGGATGCGGCGCCGTGAGCACGCAGAAATCACCTGTCGATTCACGGATTGCCCAACAGATACCGCTCATAGCGTTTGGTCTACAAACTCCGGACACTCGCAAGGCTTGGCGTGCTGACCGCTTGTGTTGTCAGCGCGGCACCGTGGGTCGTCTCCGTCGTGCTGGAAGTGGGCATAACGCCCGTGACCGCAGTAGCGACACTCAGCCAGTGACAGGTTTGCGTCAGCCACCGCAGGCCTTCAGTGTCTCAGCGTCGAGCGTGTCGTCGGTGCAGGTGCAGCCGAGGTCGGGCCGGGTCCGCGCAATGCAGTCCTCGTCGTGGCGGTAGGCGCCGTCCACGTGGGCACCGGGGTCGCAGACCGGGCAGAAGCCCTCCGAGCACGTCTCGCAGTAGGACTGGCCCGTGTCGCGCCCGGCCAGGGAGCAGACCGGGCAGCCGCTCGCGCGGTCCTCCAAGTCGCCCGCGGTGAGGACCTCACACGGGCACTGGCAGCGCCGACGGCCACAGACGGTGCAGGGCGCGTTCGGGTCGAAGGCCGGGCTTGCGAGGACGTGGCCCTCGCGGGTGTGGATGTAGCCGTAGCGGTCCGTCGTGGTCACTATCGGGTCGCCGTAGGCGTCGAAGTAGGTCCCGTTTCGCAGTGTCATAGGGTCGCCGCCTTGGCGAGAATGGCGGGCCGAACGATATCCCGGAACCATGCGGACGCGGGTGCGCCCTGACTCGCTAGGTCGGTCAATCCGTCATAGCCCTGATGCAGGTCTCCGGTGAACTCGTTACGCCATGACCACGCAATCCCGCGCTCGTCAAGCCACTGGCCCAGCTCAGCGATGATTCGTGCGTGAAGATCGCCACAACCACCATCAGGCCCTCGATAGCTGTAGGCCGTGTCCAGCGAGACGATCAGCCAGCAGGCTGGATCGTGCCAAGCTCCGTCGCAATCCTCGTCGCAGATATCCGGCTCGTGCTCTGCGGACGTGGGCCGAAGCGGAGCCTCAATGCGGTGGTAAATCAGCAGCCACGCGCACAGGCCCTGGCCCGGATCATTAGAGAACGTCCACGGGCTGTGAGGCTCAACAAAGCTCTTGCCGTCCTTCCACGACCTGTCCTGAGAATCTGTGAACCGTACGTCCCGAGGCGCCCCGATCAACTGCTCACACTTCGCAACGAGGTCAGAGAGCGCCAGATCGTCGTGTATGTAAACCCGAGAATCAAGTGTCATAGGGACAGTCTACAGGAGGTGGATCGCCAGCGCAAGGAGGGGAGGTGGCCCGGCCCTGCGAGTACTGGCGGCCGTGGGACTGACCGCAGGGCGGGCCTCTCCTCGTTCGTAGCAGACTCGGCGAACACTGATCAGGGTACCACCGCGAACCTGCCCGCGGGTGAGTCACAGGCAGGTCGCCCGGCGGACGGCTGGGGTCGTCTAAACGCCGGTGGGGTCGGGGGCGACCGACCCGTGGCACTCAGAGTATCGCAGGTGGCTGCGAAAGTCTAGGAAAGTGCCTCTGACCTGCTACGACAAGACAATAAGAGGCTGGGTTGCCTTCGCAGCAGGCGAGGCGACGGTGACCGCGGTGCCGGCGAGGCCAGAGCCCGACGTGAAGCTCTGGAAGATCGGCGCGTGGGCGAGCCCGGTCGGGAACGTCGCGGGCTGGAGGGCCGTCGGCGTCGAGTAGGAGGCTGCCGTCTGGATCGTGGTGCCGGTGGCGCTGATCTGCGCGTATATGTAGCCGTAGGGCGCCATGGCGGTCGTGATCAACGTCGGGGTTGTGAGGGTGTAGGTGAACCACAGCGAGGCGGGGATCGCCGTTGTGAGCGTGTCGGCGCTCTGCACGATCACTGTCGGGAGGGCGATACCGCCGACGAGCAGCGCTGCGAAGCCGTGCGTCGGTGTGCCTGCCGGGGTCGCGCCGACGAGGATCGAGACGGCCGTGATCGTGTCCTGGCCCGGCCAGACCGGGATCGGGACCGATACGCCTACGCCCGTCGCGGCTAGCGCTGAGTCGGTGAGAGCGTCGAATCCGCCGTTGCTGTAGTAGTTCGAGCGGACCTTCTTGCCGGGGTCCGAGATCTGCGACCACCCGCCGAGCACGGCGTCGAAGGCATTGAAGAACAGGACTGAGTTGAGCAGGGCCTCTGCATTGTCCTCGAGCGCTGGGGGCATGGGGTCTCCTTGTGTCGCGATCTTAGGTAGTGCCGCGCATGGTAGCGCGTCGGTGCTCCGCGACGGTGGATTAGCTGCTCGGGATCAGCGCGCCGAGGTCCACCGCACCCCCGAGCGTAAGCGCCACCCCCGACGCGCTGGCTGTCGCCGCGTTGGAGATCAGGACCGTGTTCGGCGTCGGTGACACAGCGGGCGTGTCGCCCGGCGGGATCGCGGCCAGGGTGAGCG